TGCGAGAAGAGGGGTCGAGTTATAAAGCTGTACAACCAGCTTCGGGATGAATGCCCTACGAGTGACGTAAGTTAACTCAGTGTACTGAGTTGATCCCGTTGCCGGTAGAATTCCGCCACCAATAGGCATAACGATCTCCGGTGAGGTTTACAAACCAATAGGACGAGTCGGTCGCCGCAAATCTTGCAACGCATTGACCGCTTCGTTTCTTGCTGCTGTGATTGGGTTCTTCCAATACTTATTCAGATCAAATTTCTGAATAACTTGTGGATTGTACCCAGAAGGTGTGGGTGTCGCGGCTTGCTTCATCCACTCGTAATGCTCAGCGGCGGTCTCGTGATTAGTGATCCCGCGCTCAAGCATGACTTTTTCAATTCCCTTGATATCATCGTCAGAACTTGCCAAGCCTTTTTGCTTGAGAGCATTGCGACGTTTTTGCAGTTCTTCCACGGCGTCGCGCTCTCGGAGTTTGTTCTCCAGAGCTTGGACTCGTGCTTCTGCTGCGGAAATCGCGCTGTTAGTGTGATCTTCAATTTCCAATTCAGGAATAGGAAGATCAGGCTTAACCTTCTTAGTCATCCGCAAAAATTCTTTGCGAGTGGAAGGATTCTCAGCAAGTTGCTGGGCCAATGCCGCGAGTTCGTCGCGGGCATCAACTGATAGATTTTCAAGTGACATTGTTACCCTCGTTACAATGTGGTTATCAAATTACTCGTTTTCCGTCAGCAGGCTTGTGCACGGCCATCTTGTTCTTAGAAAGATCAGATGGCTTGTCAAGACCGCCGAAACGCGAGAAGCGTGGCGTGTTTACGATCTGGCCGTTTTCCTGACGATCATCAGTTGGGCGGCGGGGAGCAGAGGCTCCGCGAGGTTTAAAAAGGTCCAAAGCTAGCTCCTTATCCCAATCCTGGGGGTTTTGGCGCGCCTGCGCCAGGGGGTGTCATTCCCGGAGGCGGGGCCGACTGAATCGAACGGGACTCTGGAGTCATGCCGCCTGCTTTTGGCAACGTCTGCAACATTTGCAGAATTTCTGACTGCTGGAGTTCTCCGGTTTCATTACGCTTGCCGCCCAGCAAACCACCAAGTTTGCGAGAGGCTTCCATAATTGCTTTGCCTTCATCCGACTCTGCACCGACTGCCGGGAGAGACTGGTCAAGAAGATCAAGCGCAATAGAGATATTGATCATTGCGGCTTCACGAGTACCCATCTGTTTTTCAGGGGTAGACATTGGTGAAGCCATAGGAGGCGTCTCAGGAGATGATGCTCCGGGAGACGGAGGGGTTGGGGTAGGCGCACCGGCACTGCGGTCACCTTTCATCAACTCCATCAATTTATCTGCTGGTACGCTCATGTGCGACCTTTTATACCCAATTACAATTTAAGTCAAGTGGGAGGCTCATCGCCCACCTCCCGCAGGCCGGTTCAAAAACCTGTTACGTTCGGATTACTTCCGACCTTTACGACCACGACGTGCCATGACGATCTCCTGGTTGCGGGGCCACTTGAGAAGGGCAAGCAGCCATACCCATCGAACTCTTTAAACCGGAATTACCGGCGGGTCTTACGACCGCGCTTCATCGTCTTGTACATTGCAATTACCTTCGTGTGTAGTCACGGGTCATGCGGGAACTATTTCCTGCACTACCCATCCTATTCGTCTGTGTACGGTACGTCAAGGATGGAGTTGCCTGTCTGGAATCTAAACTTTTTGCAGTAACTCGGGGTTGATCCCCGGTCTTTGTGTAGCCTTGAGTAACCATTACTTCTCCTTTGGAGGCTGTGCAGCCGCTTGTGCTGCTTGTGCGGCTTCCATTTTCTTGAGACGGTCTTTCAATTGCTGCTTCATGGGTGGTTCAAGCAAGTCTAGCAAGGATTCCTTGTCAATGACTTGTGCTTTGAACAGATTGAACGCCAATTGGCGCAAATCTTCCATGAAGATAGGTGAATTGCTGTGTGCATCCACTTTTACAGCGTAATTCTTGGGCAATTGCTCGGCAATGAACCGATTGCCACGAGTATCCGTGAAATGCGTGTTTGGATACGCCTGCATGAGCTTGAGATACAGAGTCGCCATCTTTTCTAGCGAATCTTCAATGACAAGCGCCCGTTTTTTGGCCCTGCTAGACCCTAAACGGGCAAGTTGACTGGCATGACCGGACGATCTGACCCCAGATTCCCCACGTCCTTGCAAGACAGACACAATGCCAGAGGCTTCCTCAAACATTGAGTCAATCTCGCTGATCTCTCGGAAAAGATCTGGAGGCATCTGCGGGGCCAGCTTCTCAACCTTAGCGCTTGGCATATCCGTAGCCAAGATTCCGCCTGCACGGTTGAGCGCAAAGTTCTTTTCATCCAAGATTCCAGTGAATCCGATGAGTGCAGTAGGTGGACTGACTTGCTTAGACAGGATGTCCAGAATCTCGGTCATGCGCTTGTTACGCATCTGCTGGAGATAGATCAGACGGGATACTTCTGACTGACCCCAGTAGTAATCGTAGAGCGGCAGCGGGCAAACCTGGATGAAGGGCAGCTCGCCTTTCAAGAAGACGGTTGCGCCAGGACGGTCGTAGATGATGACGTCAGGGTCTGCGCGAGTGACCACTTGGTAGTCATCAATCTCGTCGTTCCAGACCCAGAGTTCCGTCATCTCGACGGTCTCTTCTGCGACTTGTGCTTTGTAGCGGTTGCCGCCAGACAGATCTAGGTTGACGTTCCCGTAGAGTGTCGGGTCCGTCTGGCTCATGATGATGCGCTGCACACCGTTAGCGACTTCCGTGCGCTCGTGCTGCATATAGGATACGCGCTTTACAATCTCTTCCCGGCGAGGGTGTCTGTAGAGGCGGTTATAGAGTTCAGACTTCGTGATGTAGTAAGTCTGAATTATTGCTTCTTGTCTGTCTGTGTATGCAGTGTCTTCTCGCAGGACACCGATGCTGGCCGGTTCCACGAGATACGGATGAATACCGTTTCGATAAACCAGTTTAATAAAGGTGCTGTTGTAGCAGAGAGACCATGATACCGCTGTCGAGAATACTTGGTCAGCATTGCTGTTTAGCCATTCATCGTTGAGTGCGCGGGTCAGGACCGGCAGCTTGGCCTGTTCTTCATCTGCGACTGCCGCACCCAAGTCTATGGAGAATCGGGTGGTCTCGGCAGAGTAGAGGAAAGATGACAACTGATCTATGTGTGGATAGATCTTGTTGTACATGGCCGGTGCTTCGTCCGGGCCGTTCCCAAACAGATACCACGAGCGAAGACCTCCGTAATCGGTACGGCGTTCTGGCATAGAGACGCTGCACTTGTGGATGAGGTCTAGGTAGAAGTTTTCACGTTCTACCGGATCGCTCGGAATTCTCATGGTGCTATTGCCAAGTTCTCATGGTCAGCAATGTAACTCGCGGCCTTTGGTCCCGTCAAATTACCAGTTTCTTTGGGGTTTACGCCAACGGATTCTCCCCGAACAGACTTGGCAACTTGTCCGGCAAGGGCTGCTTGCATATTGATGTTCTGGAAGTTTCCGCCCCAGATCGCGGCATCACCTGGGCGAGCCTCTCTTTCTTTTGGCTCGTCAGGGACTTGGTGGTGATGGTAACCGGCTTGGGTATCGCCTTCACGGGTAGACTTGATGTCGGTCATTTGGAAGTCTTGGGCAAGGCCACGCAGGTTGCGGTCAGCCTGTTTGGTTTTATCTGATTTGAGAGCGACTGGTTTTAGGAAAACCATATTTAGTTCTGCTGTACAAAATTTGATAGGGCATTCAGGTTCATAAGATTCAAAGAGTCCGTGAGAAGCGCAAAGATAGTCGTGGAGTACGCTCATGATTCGTCCAGAGTAGGATAAGAGTAATCGTGACGATTACGGGGGCCGATAGATAGTTTGAATCCGTCAGGGGACTTGACAATCCCCATGTGCGAGAAGATAGCAGGTTCTGCAACCTTGCGGTAGTCCACGTATTGGGTCTTGTCTGCTCGTCTCATGATCCTGACCCGACCTTCCCGCCACGCTTGATAGGCGGATG